AAACCGCTGCATATACTTGTCCGTCAATTTCTTCTTCTTATCCAGGAAATCGTGAACGGTCATTTTCCCAAGCAGCATATGGATAATCATAAAGATAGAATACACCCCACATTCCGAGTCATTTTTCTGATGATGGATGTCGTTGATGTATTCTTTGAAAAGAATTCCATTGGCCTCTCCCTGTTCGCGCACCATCTTCATAAACGCCCGTATCCTCCGCTGGGGTGGGTCACCCGTGCTATCAAAGAAGAAGATTACCTGCGCGCGCACATCAATATACATAGACACCCAATGTTCTCCCGGTTTATCGTGGGGGTCGGTATTAAACACAATACCGATTTTCGGTTTCCCATTTTTCACATGCTTCATAATATCAAATTTACATAATTCATTCCATACACATTCACCGTCATCCATTACTTCGTCAAAATCCACGGGGGACGGGCCGATGAAGATAAACGATGGGACTGCGTGTTCGTATTGTTTGAGAGCATTGGCAATATCAATACTTGATAACCACTCGTGGATATTCTTCTTCCATTCCTTGGGGGCTTGCGGGGCGAAGGTATAATGTAGCATCTCGCGGTCCATTCCGGCAGATGCGAAATTCTGGCGCAACCAACACGCCTCTTGATGACACACCTGGTTCATATTGTTTTTGAGCGCCGTCCATATCGCGCGCGGGTCGGTCTCCTGGATTTTCTGGTCGGGGTGGCGTTTATTCCAGAGTAGTTTTAGTTTGTCGAGAGATTTCGATGAATAACACGAGAAATCCTTGGTTTCATTGATGTCGGGGTCGGTCTCATCTTTTGGCGCACAACTCACCGCTTTGAATTCTTTTTCATTCATACCGTGTTAACGAATAGAATACTAAACATATACTATTATCTCATAAAAAATTGAACCTTTTATATTTTATTTGCGATAATTGTATCTCATTTCGTTTATCGTCGTAATGGTTGTAAAAACACGTTCATATATGAGGAAACTCGCATCCTCCGTTGAAGCCCAAGCGCAATCTGACGCATTGGAGGCTGCCAACGGGAAGCATAATCGCGGCCGACGCCGTGTCAAACTATTGACGACGCCGTCTTTTCTGGATGCCAGCATCAGGAGTTATAAAATATATTCTCCTTCGACTACGGTCCAGGATCACGATGATGAACGTCTCGCGACGGAAGCACTTGTGGCATTACAAGATGATGGAGTCACCAATATATGCTTGAATCCAATGCGCCCCATTACGCAATACATGTATTGTATCAGCGTCTACAATAGCGATAGAACGCTTCATTACCGGTCGGCCTATATCATCTACGACAATACAATGCGTTTGTATTACGTCTACAGCATCATTTCCAATTGTTTCCCTCACGCCACCGCCACCGCCACCGCCACCGCCGCCGCCACCGCTAGCGGCTATCCTGCGCCGGTTCACACCGTTCAGATGAAATACACAACAAACGATATCAAGTTGATTGTGAATTATATTATGACGATGATTATTCCTTCCAGCGAATACGACTACTTTATCCAAGACGATATTGTAGGAATCATCGCATCCAAAGATGAATTCGAGCAAACCGCATTCAGCGAAGATTCGTCGTATTATGACATCGACCATCTATTCCGCGATAATACGTCGTGTGAGACTATATATGGATATAAAGTGTTTCATCTTATTCCGTCGAGAAAATATTGGTTTGACCCGAGGGCGACGGCGACGGCGATATGGCCGTCATATACGGAATCTGTTGTCCAGTCGGCGCTTCTCATCTTGTAGTCGTCGCGGTCGTCGCGGTCGTCCGCTTCATTATCTCACTATGGTAATCCCGGACTTTGGGTAGTCGAGCCTTAATTTCTTCGTCGGTGTTTCCAGATGCGGGTTTCAATACAATAAAATCGTCCATTGTTTTTTTTCGAATACACATTTTGTTTGCGAAGGATAAAATCGTATTGGGCGCGGGTGGCGACACTGGCGGTGACACTGGCGCTGGCGCGGGAGGCGAGTGCGAGTCCGCGGGCACTGGCGCAACATCCGTGTCTTGTATTTTCCGATGTAATTCATCGCGCGCTTCTTCCGTCCGGGTATCATCCTCCACCATCTCCGTTATATCATTCCACTTCAAATACTCAATACACGACTTCAGGTATTCTTGATGCGCACGGTTGATTTCGTCGTTTTCGCATCGCTCATCGAAAAGGCCGCGCGTCATTGCCAATATACGGTCTTTATAATACGTCTTTTCTTTACAAAACAAGTCGGCAACTGCGTCGGATGTATTCGCCATCGATTTTTTATATCTGTCATAACGATTACGGTTCGCCATCACACTCAATGTCAGTTCATTGAAGTCGCTCCATTCGTCCCGGTGCTCGCGCCCGCCATCGCCGACTCGCGATTCTTCTTCAGCCATTTCAACGCAGTTTGATATGTTATAATATGACAATAATTCGGCATATATTGTTATAATACATAGATTTGTATTTATGTCCGGTTATTCCGCATCGTGAGTTGCTCCTTCGCATTCGATGTCGCCGTCGCGCGCGGGATATAGGTGGGGTATTTTTCCGCCATCCCCTCTTTCGGTCGGTCTGCCCCAGACCTCCCAGAAAAACCCTCCTCAAGATGGACCTTTTGTTCCCGTTCCTTTTGTTTCTTTTTGAGTTGTTCTTCTGGAATATAATTCGTGGCAGGCTCAATGATGGGTCCACCTTCACCGGTACAGAATCCGTCATAACTACAATCCAGAGTGCGAAGTTGAAATCGCGTAGAATTATCGAATGTGAGTTTGCCTAAACCATTCGGGTTTGGATTCATCGGTGCGAAATTCGTGGCACCATTGTCAAACAAATATGGATTCGGTTGTTCTACATCGCGAGTGTCTACGTGAACTTGGTAGAGATCACTGGTTGAATTCGGCACGTATACTGCGGCGTCATTGCGTTGAAGTGCGAAGAACTGGTTTCGCAGGGAGGATTCTACATTGACACGGTCGGCCCATCCACGCCAAGGTGCTTTCGCAGTTCCTGGATTGAATACGGACTCGGTGGTGTATTGCTGATAGGCGGGTATGGCGACCGTTGGAACCGGTCGGGATTCAATAATCGGCATCATCGCATACTTGGATGAAAGGGGGCGAACATCGAATGCGGGACGAAGTGTGGCCGATGGGATATTTCTCTCAGAGATGCGTTGGTTGATTTCACCAAGACGGTCGTGGTGGTTTGAATATGCGCCATTTACAACGCCGTGGAATTCCATTGTTATTGCTTTTTGTCTTTCTTTGGATAAATAATAATGTGAAAATAAATACATATAAACACATATCGGTGATATTATATATCCATCGTAGTACGCCCATACGTCCATCCGAATGTGTGGCATCTTCTATTTTCAAACCGTCGCGCGTCTCGCATTAGCCCAGTTGAAAACATTACAGGAGTCCTTTATTTTATCTTCACACCGTGGTCCAGACAAATCCGTATTTTTGAAAGACGATAATCGCGCGTGGGGATTTCACCGTCTCTCCATCAATGGAATGGATCCGGCGTCCGACCAACCGTTTTATATTAAAAACTGCCGTCTAATTTGTAACGGTGAAATCTACAACTTCCGGGCTCTCATCGCCGAATTCGGGTTGGAAAGCGACTATCAAAGCGGGTCTGATTGTGAAATCATCATTCATCTCTACCGTAAACTCGGGATGAAGGAAACTGTGTCTAGATTGGATGGTGTATTCGGATTTGTATTACACGATTATGAAAGCGGGGTCACCTATGTCGCGAGGGACCCGGTGGGTGTTCGTTCACTCTTTATCGGGGTATCGCGTCACGATGGTATATTTGGTGGCGAACATTCAGATTTAGCGTGTGTTTCAATGAATCCAGACCATTACGCAATAAGCGTTTCAAGTGAGTTGAAGTCGATTCACGCGCATTGTGATACAATCGTCCAATTTCCCGCGGGAAGTTATATGGAGTATCTTGGCGAGGAAGGAACTGCGACGTTTCAGTCCTATTACGAATATGCGTATATTTCCTCCGCGCCCCGGAAGTCAAATGATGTCTCGTTATTGGAGAAACAGCTCAAAGAGCTACGTGTGAATTATTCCTACCCGATACGCGCAGGCGCAGGCACAGGCGCAGGCGCAGAGGCGTTCGAGGGCGCAAGCGAAGTCGCCATATGTACGAAGATTCGCGAATTATTCACGCAGGCCGTCGTGAAACGCTTAATGAGCGAGAGACCCGTTGGTTGCTTATTATCGGGTGGATTGGATAGCTCACTCGTCACGGCGATTGTCGCGAGAGAATTGAAGCATCGTTCGCCGGATACAGTCCTGAATACATACAGCGTTGGATTGGAAGGGTCGGTGGATTTGATATGGGCGCGGCGGGTGGCCGAGCACTTGGGAACGTGTCATCACGAGGTCGCTCTTACCGAAAATGATTTCTTGAACGCGATTTACGAGACGATTTATCAAACCGAGAGTTACTGTACTACGACGATTCGGGCGTCTGTTGGGAATTATCTCATCAGTAAGTATATCCAACAGCAAACCGAGGATGTCGTTATTTATTGCGGGGATATGTCGGATGAAATCTTCGGGTCATATCGCGGATTCTTGAAGGCGCCAAGTGACGCAGAATTCCATTCTGAAAATGAGCGGATGATTCAGGATGTCCGGTTCTTCGACCTCCTACGGTCAGATAAGAGCGTGAGCGGTGCTGGATTGGAGGCGCGTGTGCCGTTTGCGGACAAGGAATTCCTGGGGTATGTTATGAGTATTCCTCCGCAGTTCAAGCGGTTCAATGACGATAAAATGGAGAAATACCTGCTTCGCCGGGCGTTTCAGGGGTCGGGGTTGTTACCCGATGATGTCCTGTGGCGCAGAAAAGAGGCGTTCAGCGACGGGGTGAGTTCCGCAGATGGCGGTCGGACATGGGTCCAAATGATTAAAGAGTATTCCGACCGCGTTATATCGGACGCTGAGTTTAATAATAAGGCGCATCATTTGTATTCGCTTCATAACCCGCCTTATGACAAGGAAAGTTTCTATTATCGCCGCGTATTTGAGAATATATATGAAGGGCGTGGTGAAATCATCCCGTATTACTGGCGACACCCCTTTTGCGACGGGGTGTTGGACCCGAGTGCGCGTTTATTGTCGTTTTATGTCACGGACGGTCACGGCCACGGCCACGGCCGCCCCCTGGACGATAATACTCGATCACTCGACTAATATTATATGTGTATTATACACACGCGCGCAACGCACGAAATCCAATGAATACCATCAAGAATACCGCCGAAGACCTCATTGTCGCCATTGTGACCAAGATTCGCGACATTGTTCAACC